ACGAAATAATTAAATATGCATTGGCACATAAAGAAATAATTGGAGTTACTAATGATCAAGGAGAAGGAAGAGATATAACAAAACAGCCTTTAAATAAAAAAGAAACTAAAGTTTTAAAACAATTAAGAGATTCAAATATTGTTTGGTTGAATGAACCTTGGATTTACAAAGAAATTATGCCATTTATAGATAAAGCAAATAAAGATGCTGGTTGGAATTTTGAATATGATTTTTCTGAAACATGTCAATTTACAAAATATAAAAAAAATCAATATTATGATTGGCACTCAGATTCTTCTACAAATCCTTATAATGAACCTAACCATAAAGGGAAACATGGTAAAATTAGAAAACTATCTGTAACATGTCAACTTTCTGATAGTCAAGAGTATAAAGGTGGTGAATTAGAATTTGATTTTAGAAATCAAAGACCTAAATATAAAAACAAATCAATTGTTAAAAATAAAGATTGCATGCAAAAAGGATCAATAGTTGTTTTTCCAAGTTTTGTATGGCATAGGGTAAGACCTGTAACTGAAGGAACAAGGTACAGTTTAGTTATCTGGAATTTAGGAAAACCATACAAATGACAGAAATAATTTTATTTCCAAAAATATTAAAGTTTTTTCAATATCAAAAAAATTTAGAACACTTAATTAAAGAAAGTTATTTGATAGAAAAAAAATACAATTTAGGTGGTCATAATTGGCATGATACAAATAAAGTATACAATACTTGCGACACTTATAATTTATATAATAATAAAAAATTTAAAAATATTTTATCATGGATAGAAAGCTGTGTAAAAAAATATTGTGATAGATTAGAAATTTATTCTAACATCTATGAAAAGAATGCTTGGTTAAATATTTACAAAAAAAATCAAGGTCAAGAATATCACGATCATCATTTATTTAATATTAGTGCCATATTTTTTCTTAAAGGTTCTACTGACTCTGCAAAAGTTTTATTTACTGACTTTAATGAAAAATCTAAACTACCTATTAAAAATTATATAGATGTTAATTCAACAGTTTGGAAAGTGCCATTTACTGAAGGCACTTTAATTGTTTTTAAATCTGACGTAATTCATTCAGTAAAACAACACACGTTAGATGAAGATAGAATATCAATAGCTTTAAACTTTAATGTAAAAAAATAAATGAAATATACTTTTAAAAAACATGGATTTGAAATAATTAAAAAAGCTGTTGATCCTAAAATAGCTAATTTTATTTATAATTATTTTTTAATGAAAAAACAAGTTGCTCAAACTTTATTTGAACATAGATATATTTCTCCTTTTACAAAAGATTATGGGTCTTGGGAGGATAGTCAAGTTCCTGGAACATATTCACACTACGCAGATATTGCTATGGAAACACTTCTTTTATTGTGTCAACCCATTATGGAAAAACATACAAAATTAAAATTAAGTCCAACTTATTCTTACGCTAGAATTTACAAACAAGGAGATGAACTTAAAAGACACAAAGATAGATTTAGTTGTGAGATATCAACCACAATGAATTTAGGTGGTGACCCTTGGAGTATTTTTATTGAGAGTGTTGAAGTAAAATTAAAACCTGGCGATATGTTAATTTATAAAGGACAAAATTTAGAGCATTGGAGAGAACCCTTTAAAGGTATTGAGTGTGCACAAGTTTTCTTGCACTATAACAATATTAAAAAACAAAAAGCAAAAGATAATTTATTTGATGGTAGAATGCATTTAGGACTACCAGCTTGGTTTAAAAAATAATGTTATATCCAACAATCATTGCTGATAATTTTTTTACTAACCCAGAAAAAATAAGAGATTTTGGTTTAACTCTTAAAAAAGAAAAAGATGTTGAAGACAGATATCCTGGAGTTAGAAGCAAATCTCTTCATGAAATAGACATGGGAATTTTTAATTATGTAGGTAAAAAAATACTTTCTGTTGTTTATCCTTACGAATATGACAAGCTACGTTTTCATGCAACAATGTATTTTCAAGAAGTAGATTCTATTTTTGAAGAGGGTTGGACGCACAGAGACGTTAAAATGTCTATGACATCTATTATATATTTAAGTGAACATAGAAACTGTGGGACATCTATTTGTGAGGCAAAAGAGATTACAGCTTATCCTCTACACACATCAAAGAAAAGAAAGTATTATAATGACCCTATAAAAAATCCTTATACAAAAGAAAGAAAACAAAACAATAATCAATTTGAAAATAGTATTATTATAGATTCAAGGTATAACAGAATGCTTTGTTTTGATTCACATCATTTACATAAAGCAAATGGTTTTATAGACAACAAAAGAAAAGATAAACGTCTAACACTTATAACTTTCTTTTATGATATTAACTATAATGGTGAGAGAAAAATGAGATACCCTTTAAATGAAACTAGACAGCAAGATTAATATGGTAGCTGATAATGAAGATTAAAAGAAACAGCGTATTTACTATCCCATATTAAATTTCTATCTGCCCCATGTTTTAAAAAACTAGAAAAAATAACAAACCTACCTGGTTGAGGTTTTACTGTTTTATTTATTTGCGGAAATTTTAATAGTTGAGGATGACTGTTTAGATATAATACTCCAGATAAATAAGACGGCATATGGTCGTGAATTGATGATCTATGACCAAGCATTTCTTTTATACCCCAAGCTTCATCTAAAAAATAACTAGGTGGTTTAGTGGGTAGAGAGTCTATTTTATTCATAACAGGATATAAAAAATTTAAAAACTCTTGATCTCTAGAAAAGTATTTCCAAGGCGTCATGTAGGCTTGGACATTTGTTTGAAAACTTTTATTGTTTTCATCACGTATACCCTCTTCAATTTTATTTATAAAATAGTCACAATTTATGTTTGATTTACCTGTTAAAAAAGTATAGTCTACCAACATTTGTGAAGTTATCTCTGTATCAATCTTCATATTTCTAAAGCCTTTTTAACAAAGAACACTAATAATTCAAGTGTTTAAAACTTATTATTAATGTGATAAAAAGAGAATTATGTTACAAAAAGTAAAGTTTGCACCAGGATTTAATAAACAAGTTACATCAACAGGTGGTGAAAGCCAGTGGGTCGACGGCGATAATGTTAGATTTAGATATGGTTCACCTGAAAAAATAGGTGGTTGGTCACAATTAGGATCTGTTGATATTACAGGACGTAACACAGCAATTCATCATTTTGTTAATACATCAGGTATTAAGTATGCAGCTTTAGGGACAAACAGAATTTTGTATGTTTATTCTGGTGGTATATTTTATGACATACATCCAATCAAAGCTACAACAACTTTAACAAGTGCATTTAGCACAACTAATGGTTCATCAACTGTAACTTTAACTTTTTCATCAGCGCATAACATAAATAAATTTGATATAATATTATTGGATAATTTTACTGCAATAACTAACTCTAATTTTAATTCAACAAACTTTGATGATAACAAATTTATGGTGCAATCTATACCAAGTTCAACGACTCTTACTATTGATGTTGATTCAAATGAAACTGGATCAGGTGCAACAACATCGGGTGGTATTAGAGTTAAACACTATTATCCTGTTGGACCAGCGGTAGAAGTTGCATCTACTGGATGGGGACTTGGACCTTGGAGTGGTTTTAAATCTGGTCAATTTACATCAACGTTATCATCATCAATAAATACAAGTGTAACAAGTTTAACAATGGCAAGTTCATCTTCGTTTCCATCTTCAGGTACCGTGTTAGTGGACAATGAATTGATCACTTATACGAGCAATGACAACAGTGGAACATTGTCAGGTCTAACAAGAGGTGCATCAGGTACGACAGCTGCATCACATTCATCGGGTGCAACAGTAACAGATGCATCAAACTTTTTTGCATGGAACGCTGCAGCTTCTGGAGACGTTGTAACAGCGCCTGGACTTTGGTCATTAGATAATTTTGGTAACAAATTAATTGCAACTATAAATGCTGGTGAAAGTTTTGAATGGGATTCAAACGGATCTGTATCAACAAGAGCTAGTATTATAACAAGTGCACCAACTGCATCTGCTTTTAGTTTGGTGTCTACACCAGATAGACACTTAGTATTTTTTGGAACAGAAACAACAGTTGGAACTAAATCTACACAAGACCCTATGTTTATAAGATTCTCTTCTCAAGAGGATATTAATACCTACACACCAACTGCAACTAATACTGCAGGCACTCAAAGACTTGCAGATGGATCTAAAATTGTTGGAGCAATCAGAGGTCGTGATGCAATTTATATTTGGACTGACTCTGCTTTATTTATTATGCGTTTTGTTGGTCCACCATTTACTTTTTCTTTCCAACAAGTTGGTACAAACTGTGGATTGATTGGACAGAATGCAGCTGTTGAAGTTGATGGTACAGCTTATTGGATGTCAGAGAATGGTTTTTTTAGGTACACAGGTAAATTAGAATCACTACCATGTTTAGTTGAAGATCATGTGTTTGATGATATTAACACTACACCTAAACAACATATTAATGCAGGGCTAAATAATTTGTTTGGTGAAGTAATATGGTTTTATCCTAATTCAGGATCTGGTGTTGTAAATAGAATGGTAGCTTACAATTATTTAGATTCAAGCCCCGAGCGACCAGTGTGGACCACGGGAACATTAGCTAGAACTGCATGGCAAGATTCATCCGTGTTTGGTAAACCTCATGCAACTCAATATAACGAAAGTGCAGAAACAGCGGATACAGATACAAATTATGTTTTTGGTAATCAAGATGGCACATCAACTTACTACGAACATGAAACAGGATTAAATCAAGTTAAAGAAGGTCAAACAACTGCAATTACTGCAAGCATTGAGTCTGGTAGTTTTGATATTGGTCAACAAGGACTTAATGGTGATGGTGAGTTTATGATGAAAATAAGAAGAGTTATGCCAGATTTTTTATCACAAACAGGTAATGCGCAAGTTACACTTAATTTAAAAGATTTTCCAAATCAAACAAAAGCTAGTTCTACATTAGGCCCATTTACAATTAGTAGTAGTTCAACTAAAATAGATACACGTGCTAGAGCTAGAGAAATATCTTTAAAAGTAGAAAACACTAGCACCGGTCAGTTTTGGAAACTTGGAACATTTAGAATAGATTATCAACCGGATGGTAGAAGATAATGCCATTAAATACAAAAGGTAAAAAGATAATGAAGTCTATGAAAAAACAATATGGTAAGAAAAAAGGTGAGCAAGTTTTTTATGCATCATTAAATAAGAAAAAAATTAAAGGAGTTAAAAAACGTGGCTAGAATAGTACAAGCATTAACACAACCAGCAGAAGATTACGATCAACAGATACAACAATCGTTTGTTAGAGATGTAGATAGTATTGTGCAAAAATTAAATACAACGTATCAACAAGATTTAAAAGACGAGGCAGAGGCGGAGGCTTTTTTCTTTGGCTAATTCATTTGTAAATAAAAAAGTAGATTTAACTACTACATCTGCTACGACACTATATACAGTGCCAACAGCAACCACTGCTATTATTAAATCTATATTAGTATCAGAGGACTCTGGAAATGCAGATACAATCACGGTGACTATTACTGATACCAGTGATAATGTGTTTAGTTTATTTAAAACAAAGTCCATATCTGCTAATGGCACAACAGAATTATTATCAGCACCTTTAGTATTAGAAGAAAATGAGATACTAAAAGTGACTGCAGCTACAGCAAACAGACTACATGTGGTCCTTTCAGCCTTACAATCTAAGCCTAGAGAAGTTACAACATAGTCTTGATTTACTTGCGAAAAGCAAGTAATAATGTAGATTCAGGTGAAATCCCTGCCTTTTTAATATAAACAATATTTAACACATATGATTACAAGAACACAAATGCCAAGACAGCTACGTAATAAAGGCGGGATTACAAACGCAGTCCCAAGAGAAAAGTATGGTCTTGGTAGTAAAATAAAAGATAGATTTAGAAAACTTATACCAAATGAATTAGCAGACATTGCAGTCAAAACTGCACCGTTTGTTGCACCATTCAATCCTGGTATTGCAGCTTTGATGAGAGGTATAGGTAGATTTGATCAACGAGGTAGTATTAGTGATGCACTAAAACAAGGTGCAGCTACTTTTGGTTTTGGTAAAGCTGCAGGATTTTTAGGTGGTGCACAAAGTGACCCAGGAATTTTAGGTCGTCAAAGATTTAACATGGAAAATTTTAGACAAGGACCTGTAGGTAAAAGATTATTTAAAGAAGCTCCATTAAAACAAAGTAATTTTGATGCTGTGTCTTTTGATGAAACAATGGCAGACAGAGCAACTGAAGCAACAGAAATTACTGGAGGTGGTTCTGGAAATGGTAAAGGTCTCATGGAAACAGCAACAGATAAAATTTTTAAAAACATACCTTTTGGAGATAAATTAAAACAAAAAACAAAAGAAAAATTATTAGTAGGTGGTATTACATCAGGTGTCTCTGCATTATATAGTTATTTTACAGGAGAGTTTGAACCACAAGAACCTGGAGAGACTGTAGAAGAATATATGGCAAGAAGAAGAGAACGAGTAAAATTACAGATGAGACAGGTTATGGATAGTTACTATACACCATTACGTAACCCAGAATATGCAGCCATGAGTGACGAACAAAAAGATAATTTTATTGATGGTATTGTTGGTCAAGGTTTAGCAGCTGGTGGTATGCCAACAGGTATTATGAGAACAAATAAAGCTGGAGTTATGGAACGAGACTACAGAGACGAAGGTGGTTTTGTGCCTGTGGGTATTAAAGAAAAAGCAGATGACGTACCAGCTATGTTATCTAAGAACGAGTTTGTATTTACTGCAGACGCGGTTCGAGGAGCAGGCAACGGCAGCATTGAAAAGGGAGCACAAAGGATGTATGATACAATGAAAAAATTAGAGAAAAGAGTAGTATAATGGCAGAAGAAAAAA